TTATTCAGAAACCTTTGCCTCACCTTGTTTGAGCTGTTCAGCTATTTTTACAAAATTAAGCATAGGTAATATAATCTGACCTGACGCAAAAGATAAAGATGTCATATTTATTATATGGGAACGAGCTATTGAATACAGAGATGAATTACCGTTAAGGAACAACATCTGTTCAAACATTTCCTTGTCGTCACCGTCGAATTTGAAGATACCTTCGACAACAATTGAAAATTCTATCTTCTTATTTGATTTTTTGCTTTTTGTTATTGAATGGATCCTAAGTTGTAAAACACCGACATAGGCGTCGTCACGCTTTTCAATAGCGTGTCCGACATCTCCTAATTCCAAGGATGTTTCTGTTTCTTCTTTTGACGGAAGAGTTACAAAGTCATTTTCTATGGTTAATTCAGGCACCCTTGTATTTAATAATTGTAATGTAGCTAATGAATCTCTTATATCCATAATTATTAACCTGCCATTTCTAAAAGAAATAAATTTTGAGGATTTTTTAAGTCAATTTTTGATAACTTTGAATCATCTGACTTATCTAATTCAAAACTAATATCTTGAATATTGTCCATTATATTGTCTTTAAAAATTTCAAAATTACAGTCCAAATCCAGCTTTTCTAATATGTTGCAAATGCTTTCAACGGTAAAATTATATTCACCGCTTTCCCATTTTGAAACCATTCCTTGTGTAACGCCCATAAACTTAGCAAATTCTTTCTGTGTCATATCTCTGTTACATCTTTCAATTGTAATTTTTGATGATATGTCAGAAATAATGTAAGAAGCCTTAATCTGAGCTTTAGATAAACTGCCGGCAAAGGTTTGAATAAAATCAGTCATAGTTTTTGTGTTTTTCATTTTTTACTCTCCTTATATCGTTCCAATGCTATTGGTATTGCGTTGTTGTAATCCGTTATTCGTTTTCCTCCTTTTTCATAAAAGCCATACAACAGTATCGTTCCGTTTTTGTCTATTGAATATAATATTCTAATGTTTGCCTGCATTTTTATTCTCATAGAATACAAATTACTGCTGCCTTTTAAACTTTCAAAAATATTTGACTTTTTTAACGGTGCCATATCTTTAAATTCATTTAACAAATTAAGATTGGTCATAAACTTTTTAAGAAAAGAAGCTGTGTTACCGCTTTTTTTAATTATATCGTTTATATCAGAAAACAAGTCATCGTGAAATCTGATGTTTTTAAAGCGCTCATTCAGTTCCTTTTTTAGGTTCATCTCATTCATATTTTATGTTCCTTGTGAATATAATATTACTTATAGGTAATAAAATCAAGCTTTTTCAAGAAAATTTTGAAAAAACAATTTATTTTACTGTAAAGCCTTACTTACTTCTTTTACAAGACCGAGGATTTGAACACGGGTGACATCGTTATTTTTGAACACTCGTGGGGGATAGTAGGGGTTGACTGAATGCAACTCAACGGTGTTATCGTTGTAAAGGATCTTTTTAACAACAGCCTCTTCATCGTCAACGAGGACTGCGGCAATCTGACCGCTGTCAACGGAAGGTTGTTTTTTAACAAGGATTTTACTGCCGTCATCAATCAGAGGGCTCATAGAATCGCCGTGAACATTTATCCATATATATTTATCCTGTTCTGAGGGGCAAGTGATGTATGTAGGCATATAGTCAACAGGCACATCCTGAGCTATCACTCCGAACCCTGCCGAAATGCTGTCATATACAGGTCGCATAAATACATTTGTTTGTGGAAGTGGAATTGCTTGTTCTTCTTCTTCTTTAAATTCACCAGTAATAAAAGAAACAGGGTTCATTTTTAAGACTTTGGCTAATAAAGCTATTTTATCTCTTCTCATATTAGATATATAACCGTCTTCCCATTTTTTGACGGTACTCTTGCCGACACCAACTGCTTGCCCTACCTGTTCAAGAGTTAGTTTTAATTCAGTTCTTCTTTGGTTAATCATTTTTCCTATATCCATTTTTGTCTCTCCTTATAAGAGGTCTGTAACTATATTTTAACACAAAGTTTCAAAAAAGCAACTACTAAACCGAAAAAATATAAAAAAGTTTCCTAAAGTGGTTGACAAAGGACTGAAAGCAGTATATAATTTAAGTGTCCTAAAGGAAACGAGGTGATAGAAAGTGAATACAAGTGATCTTAAAGCTGAAATTGCAAGAAACAATTTTACAATTCCAAAACTTGCTGAAAAAATGGGAATTGATAAAAAGACACTTTATACAAGGATAAATGGTGTCACTTGTTTCAAGCAGGAAGAAATCGCACAGCTTGCAAAAATTCTCGGACTTAATTCAGATAAGATTATGTCTATTTTTTTTGCTGATGTAGTTTCTTAAAGGAAACTGCAATCCAACCAAAACTAAGGGGGTGAGAAAATGGGATTTTTTAATAATTTATTCAACATAGAAAAAGCACCAACAGTCACCAAAACTGTCAGTGCACCTTATGTTCCGCCTTATCCTTTAGAAAAAGATTTTTATACTTTTGATAAGGTAGAGTGGAGCGGAGCGTTACCACCTCATTCAATGACACTTTCTTTTGTACTTCCTTATTCCGATTGGTGCGAATTTGAAAAGTCAGACCTTTATCGAGATTTGGAGAATTATCTTCAGGAATTACAAAAACGAGGTAACCCGAATGAGAATGTAGGCACTCAAGATTGATAGGCAGATGTTCATTGTATGTCGGAACATACTCATCAACACCTTTTGCCTTGTGATGATAAGAATTAACTTCGTGGGTGTTGTAATCTTCGGTGTACTCTATGCCGTTCAGAACTAATTGAATGTCGGTAACAGAAATAGGCAGTTGCGATTTATTGTTAAGTTTATAATGAATGAAAAGTCTTTTCTTTCCCTGCACGCCTAATTTGTATGCGTATTCAAGCATTGTGATTTCCAAATTCACTTTGTGCGAAACAAAATAGTTAATCAGGTTTATTAAAGATATTAAAAAGCCTGCAATGCCTAAAATACCACTAATTATTACCCACATATAATCAGCTCCTTTGCTCGATTATAACATTCGCAAAAAATATTTGCAACACAATCAATAATACCACAATCGCAGTCCCATTAAACGGACTTTGCTGAACAGCAGAAAACAGCGTAGGAATGGAGTGATATAGTGGAAATAACAGTAAAAGGTACATCAAAAGAAATTGCTGACCTTGTATTGCAAGTACAAAGTCAGCAAACAAAAGTAACATCAGTTAATATTTCCAATAGTAACGCCGATGATTTGGTCATAGAATACAACCATAAAAGGCATATGAGTAATTGTATTGGACGATGTTGACCTTATTTTTACATCTTTTAAGATTATGTAACCATCATTACCAACAATTACAGGTTTAGAACCTGTAGAAGAAATATTTTTAAAGTATTCTTCTTTAGTATTATCGCAAATCTTATAGAAAACACTGTACAAAGATTTTTCATCGTCTATTTCCTGCTCAGACGGCACTTTACCTGAAATGATTCCGGCAGAAGTTGTTAATATCAAGTTGTTTTCTTCTAAACCTTCAACTTCCGGGATACAAGACATAGCTATTATTAAACTTTTCTTAAGTGATGAATGATTCATATTAATTTCACCTCGCTTTCTGTATATAGTTAGTGAATTGGGGTTCACCACTAAATATAGTATAACACAAAAGGACTGTGAAATCAATGCACATCAATGAATTTGCTGAAATCTTGCTTAAAAGCAGAAAACAGAAAGGTTTTTCGCAAAGCGAGCTTGCTAAGAAATCAGGCTTTACTAAAAGAGCTATTCAGTATTGGGAGAAAGGAAAGAAGAGTATTTCTCTTGAAAATGCCGACAGGCTCTTAACGGCTTTGGGTGTAGAAATCAAGATAGGTAAAACAGAAAGCAGGTGAGAAAATGGCAAAACTTAAACTTATTGACACAAAGGACAAGTTTCTTCTTGAAATTGACGGAACAGAAATTCCGTATGTTACAAGCTATCAGATAACACGAACGGTCGGCGAGGTTGTACTGCTCAAGCTGGCTCTCAGCGTTGCTGATGTTGAATCAGTCGAAATCGTTTCAGACAAAATTACCAACGAAAATTAAGGAGGTGTACATATGCCGAGAGAAAGACCTATCATCAATTGGGATGAAGTGCCGGTGATAATTGATGTGCCGTATGTGGCACGGTTGCTTGCACTTAATGTTGATTACACAACACGGCTTGCACAAAGGGGCATTCTTCCTGCCCACAAAATCGGAAAGCTTTGGCGATTTGATAAGGAAGAAATCAGACAATACATAAAGGAGCATTAAAAATGGCATTTAAAGATTTAGAAACAAAAAGGTCGCTTAGAAAAAAGTACCGTGACAGCAAAGACCAGCTTAAATACACGCAAAAAAGTCTTGCAAGCACCGAGCAGGAGCGTGACATTGCGAACAGCCACCTCGAAAAAACAAAGGCAAAGCTTGACAAAGTGACAGCCTTATATGTTGCCGAAAGAGCGAAAAACGCAGAACTTGCCCGAAAGCTCAAAGCCTACGAATCATCGGACCCCGAAACAATCGGTTTTGAATGTGTGGGGGTTGAAAATGCCAAAGACTACAAGGTTGTTTGATGAAAAGAACATTTTGCGGACCTTAGCAAAATGTTTATCAAATATAAAGGTGGGAAAATATTTTGAATTACACTGATTTTATATCCTCAAACGGATACATATGCACTGAATCTGAGTTTGAAATTGCTAAGGCACACGCTAAGAACAAGTTGGCGGTTATTATCAGCCGATTTGGTGATGCAAACGGTGAACGCCTTGAGGATTATTACCTTGAACAGCTTATCAGGGAAGAACTCAGAGCTGAAAGAGTATCAAAGGCGTTGTTTGAAATGCAACTTGCAGGCAAAGAGAAATCCCGCATTGCTTAGGAACAGCAACACGGGATTAAACAAAAAGAAATTTAAACAAGCTCATTATATCATATTGAATCGAAAAATCAATAGTTAGGAGATATTAAAATGTGCGAAGTATGCAGAAACACTCCGTGTAATCCGATGTGCCCAAACGCACCGCAAGTACTGGTAATGGGGCATTGCAGAGCGTGCAACGCAGAACTCAGATATGATTATACATATTTCAGAGATACAAATGATGATATTTTCTGTTCTCGTGAATGTGCCGAACTTTTTCACGGCATTACCGAGGAAGAATGGTCAATAGATTAAGGAGGTAACATAAAATGACCAAAATTACAGAACCCGTTAATTTGCTTGAAACTGCTGATATGGAAGAAGTAAAAAATCTGTCAACAGTTAATGATGTAGAACCTGATTCAACCGATTTAATTCAGGTAGCTCAGATTCCTGTCATTATCGAGAATCTCAAGCTGGTTAAATCTGAAATTGAGAAAAAGGTAAACACTGCCTGCGAAATGATATGTACAGACGAAAACTACAAGGAAATCAAGAAGTTGCGTTCATCGCTCAATAAGGAATTTGCGGAATTTGAAACTCGCCGAAAAGCGGTTAAATCGGAAATAATAACACCTTATGAGGCTTTTGAAACAGTTTACAAAGATTGCGTGTTATTGCCTTATAAGAAAGCTGATTCCGCCCTTAAAGGTAAGGTTGACACCATTGAGCAGGGTCTTAAACAGGAAAAGTACGAAAAATCAAAAAGCTATTTTGATGAGTATTCAAAATCACTCGGTATTGATTTTGTGGCATATGAGCAAGTTAGTTTAAACATTACTATGAGCGTATCTCTCAAAAAGCTTAAAGAAACTATAAAATCTAACCTTGACAAGATTATGGATGACTTAAAGCTTATCGCAACACAGGAGCACAAGGACGAAATCCTGTACGAGTATAAGCGGTCTTTGAATGTATCGGTTGCAATAACTTCCGTAACCGAGAGGTACAAGGCTATTGAAGAAGAAAAAGCAAGGGCAGAAGCCGAAAGAGCAGAGCGTGAAAAAGCCGAGCAGGCTGTGAGCAACACTCTTGACGAATATGAATCGTTTGTTGCAAATGTGCCTGAAGAAGTTGCTCCTCCGGTTGAAGAAATATCAGAACAGCCACAGCAAGATGAAAAAGTTCTGTCATTGTCATTCAAGGTTTACGGTACAAAATCACAGCTTAAAGATTTTGCACTCACTGTTAAGCAGTTAATCAACGAAAGGGGATTACGCTATGAGTAATTATAATAATCAAAACAATCAGATTCAGCAGAGAAAGCCGAAGTTTTCGTCAATGCTCCAGACACAGGCTTTTCAGAAAAGTCTTTCAAACTCAATGAAAGACCCGAAGGAAATTCAGAAATTTACGGCGGCTATCACATCTGTGGTGAGTACAAATCCTGCACTCGAAGAATGCGATGCAGCTACAATTCTTTCGGCGGCTCTTTGCGGTCACTCTCTCGGACTTCCTCCGTCACCACAGCTCGGTCAGTATTATATGGTCCCGTTTAAGGACAGAAAGAATAAGCGTACAACAGCTACATTTGTTCTTGGCTATCGTGGATACATACAGCTCGCTATTCGTAGTGGTCAGTATAAAAGACTTAATGTTGTAGAAGTAAAAGAGGGCGAACTACTTAACTGGGACCCACTCACCGAGGAAATAGCAATTAAAATGATTGAAGATGAAACAGAGCGTGAATCTGCCGAAACTATCGGATACTATGCTTATTTTCGCTATGTAAATGGCTTTGAAAAGGCTCTTTACTGGAGTAAGGATAAGATGAAACAGCACGCATTAAAGTATTCAGCCGGATATGCAAGCGATGTCAATAAGGGTACAAGTTACACTTTTTGGGCAAAGGATTTTGATGCTATGGCAAAAAAGACAATGCTCAGACAGCTTATCAGCAAATGGGGCGTTATGAGTGTTGAAATGCAGACAGCGTATGAAGCTGACAATCATATAATCAATGCCGACGGTACTCCCGATTATGAAACGAATACAATGATTGACGCAGATGTACCGTCAGATGCCCCATTACCGGAATCATCTGAACAGCAGATTGATTCCGATGAAGCATTCTCAATCGATGATCTTGCAGAGTGAGATGATTGATGTTGAGATAATCAGTACAGGCTCTAAGGGCAACGCAGTTCTTCTTGACGGTCAGGTCTTGATTGACTGCGGAGTGCCGTTTAGCAAACTTGTTGAGTGTAAAGTGGTTGACCGAGTTAAATATGTATTCTTAACTCATCAACACGGAGATCATTGCAATGTTGCCACTCTAAAGCGACTACTTTCCGAACACCCTCTTATTAGGATAATTTACCCCAATTATCTTTGCAAAAAGCTTTTTTTATTAGGTGATACCTCCTTTCAATACAATTCTTTCATAGTCGCTCAGGATAAATGGTACTCAATCAGCAATATTACTTTTTCAGCAGTACCACTTCGGCATGATGTTCCTAATATCGGCTGGAAGTTACACTTCAACACTCAACAGGGGATATATAAAGTTATATACGCAACTGATACATCGGAAATCGCTCATATAACAGCTAAGAACTACGATTTGTATCTTGTAGAAGCTAACTACTCAAAAACAGAATTACTTAATCGAATAAAAGATAAACGATTGAAAGGTCAATATGTGTACGAAGATAGAGTTCTTCGTACACATTTGAGCAAAGAAAAGTGCGATGAATGGTTGTATCAAAATATGGGTAATAACAGTTTCTTCGTTTATATGCACCAACACGAGGACTTAGTATGATTACATCAGCGAACATAGTATCTTATGACGGATATAACTTAATAGTAAGACCGCATGAGCGTATCGGCAGAGAACTTGCACAGAAACAAGTACATGAAATTGAACTCAGAATTGTTGACGGACGCACGATTTCTGCCGAACAGCGAAGAAAAATATACGCAATCATCAGAGATATAGCATTTTGGTGCGGAGATAATCCCGAATGGATTAAAGAATATTTCAAGTTTAATTTTTGCGGTGAATTTGGCATTGAATACTTTTCGCTGTCTGATTGCGAAAAAAGCGTAGCAAGAGATTTCATAAGCTATCTGATAGATTTTTGTTTCTACCAAAATATCGGAACAAGAGATACTCTGCTTAATGTTACAGATGATATAGGCAGATACTTGTACAGTTGTCTTGAAAATCGTAAGTGTGCAATATGCAATGCACCAGGTGAAGTTCATCATGTTGACAGAATTGGTATGGGGCGAGATAGGGAACAGATTGTACATATAGGATTAAAAGCTATATGCCTTTGCAGAAAGCACCACGATGAAGCACATCGGCACGAAAAAGAGCTGTTTGATAAGTACAAAATCTACGGTATAGAGCTTGATGAATATCTTTGTACAAAGCTGAAACTTAATACAAAAAGAAAGAGGTGATACAGTGAATGGCTGGACAACCAAAGCGAGGGCTTGACTTTGCGGCTTGGGATGTTCACTTGTTCGATGATGATGAGAGATTTGATGTGCTTATTGATGCACAGGGTTGGGACGGCTTTGGAGTATTTTTTTGGATTTGTACCAAAGCTTATGCAACAAATGGTTACTATTATGAGTGGCGAGAAGAAACCAGTGCTGCCACGATAGCGAAACGAATGAGCGGTGGAATTAAATCAGATACGGTAAATCAGGTAGTTAAGCTTTGCTTACGAATTGGGCTGTTTGATAACGGGCTGTTTGATAGGGAGAGCATACTGACCAACAAAATGATGCAAGAACGATATATGTACGCTATCGAAAAACGCTCCGTGCGAGGTCGCACAATAAATAGATTATATTGGCTTTTGAAAACGGAAGAAACAAAGGCTTATATAGTTATACCTGAAAATGAGCATAATCTCTCCGAGAATGAACATAATCTCTCCGAGAACGACACAAAGAAAAGTAAAGTAAAGGAAAGTAAAGTAAATAGAAATAATTATTATGCGATGCCGTCTGCAAATGCAGCCGACACCGCCGGTGAAAATATTTTTATTACATTACCTTTGAACGATAAGAGTAATTATTCAGTTTCAAAATCTGATGTTCAGCACTACAAAATTTTGTATCCTGCTGTTGATGTAGAACAACAATTGCGTTCGATGTTGGGGTGGCTCGAAGCTAATCCGAGCAGGAGAAAAACAAGAACCGGCATTAAAGGGTTCATTACTAAATGGCTTAATAAGGTTCAAGACAGAGGAGGTGTAGGATATGGATTCAATCCAAGCGATAATGTCAAGAATAATGTCACCACAGCGAGCGGAGGAAATTATCCAACGGGCGAGAAAGTCTTCTAAAGAACTCACTCCGAGAGAAAGAGCCGAACAAGAAGAGAAAGTGTTTAACTCAACACCCGGTAAGCTCATTGGCTATGAGTGCGAGAAATGTATGAACCGAGGCTATATTTACCGTGTAAAGGCAGGCGAAACGCCTTTCGGGCAGGTTACATATGATGTGGTTGCTTGCAAATGTGATTGTATGAAAATTCGAGATGAACTTCACAGAATGCAGAACAGCGGTCTTCAAAAACTTCTTAAACGATATACTTTTGAAAGTTACAAGACAACCTCAGATTGGCAGAAATATGTGAAAGATAAAGCATATGAGTACATTGACAAATGCTCCGATTGGTTCTTCTTCGGCGGTCAGCCCGGTTGTGGAAAGACACATATATGTACGGCTATTGTCGGAGCATTACTCAAAAAGGGCAAAGCACCTAAATATATGCTTTGGCAGGATGATATTACCAAAATCAAGCAGGCATCGAGTAATTTAGAGGTGTATGAAGCTCTCATAAATTCATATAAGCAAGCGGAAATTCTTTACATTGATGATTTCTTTAAAACTCGCAGGGGCGATTTTGTCTCAACAGCTGATGTCAATGCTACATTTAAGATTATCAATTACAGATACAATGAAGGATTGCCGACTGTCATAACATCTGAATTATCACTTGAACAGATTTCGCAGATTGATGAGGCTTTAGGCAGTAGAATTTCAGAAATGGCTAATCCGAAAATTTTTATTAAAGCCGATAAAAATAAGAATTACCGTTTTACGAGAGGAAATGAAAATGATGTCTGAAGCACAGGAGCAATGTAAACTCATTAAATGGGCGGATAAATGTGTGCAAATGAAAATACATCCTGAACTTTCAATGCTGTACGCTGTTCCAAATGGTGGCAGAAGAGAATAACGGTCAGGCAGATATAAATGACATGGCTACATATCTTGGTGTCGGCGAAAAAACAATCCGAAATTACATAAAAGAACATGGCGGCTTTTGGATTGACGGCGGTAAAACAGGATTAAAGGAAAAGGAAAAAGTCGAATAAATTTTCCCTTTCCGTCAAATTTGGAAGGAAAATTTTATCGAGAATTTCCCTTTCCGTGAGGGAAAATAGGGAAAATTTCCCGATAAATTCCCTTTCCAAAAATGACGGAAAATGACTTTTTTCTCGAGATTTTCCGAGGGAAAGAAAAAGTATATATACTACGTATATATAAACGTGTCCGTTCCCTAAGGTCACAGGGGTGAAGTAGTTGTGCGAAGCTTACGCACAACAACTCCTTCCCCTGACCTGTGACTAAAAGCAAAATTCAAAAATTAAAAGTAGCTTTAATGCTTTAAAGGAGTGAAATGTTAAAAATGGAATTTTTTATGGCGATGATACCGCCGACCGTAACTGCACAGGAACATAAGGTTATGGTAAAAAACGGCAAACCTGTTTTTTACAATCCGCCCGAGGTGAAACAGGCAAGAGAAAAACTCACGTCACATTTAGCAAAGTTTAAACCGTCAGACCCGTACAAGTCGGGTGTCAGGTTGATAACAAAGTGGTGCTTCCCTCGCGGTAAACATCAGGACGGCGAATATCGTATAACAAAACCTGACACGGACAATCTGCAAAAAATGCTAAAAGACTGTATGACCGCTCTCGGCTTTTGGTCTGATGACGCACTTGTTGCAAGTGAGATATGTGAAAAGTTTTGGGCAGAGGTTTCGGGTATTTACATCAAGGTGGAAGAACTGTGAATATCTCGGAAGTTAAACGCAACCTTGAAAGAGTTGTGCTGTACAATGGAGCAGAATACATTCTGAAAGGCTGTATCATCAGGCGGAATACAACGGGTCGGTTTTACTATCAGGCAGAGCTTATGGACACCAAAGCCAAAAGCTCGTTGATTGTAACTACACTTGATAAGATTGACGAAAGGAGAGAAAGCATTGAAAGCGAGAATACCCGTTAAGCTGAAAAAGGAGGCTATGGCAGAAATTAACCGCCTTGCAGACAGGGAATATCAGAAAGTCAAGGACAAAGAGATCAATGACAAGCTGAAACTTGAATTTGACAAACGAGATTACACCGACAACGGAAAAGTTGTTAATTTTGAAGGAGACGAAGAAAATGATTGATTGTACGAAAACCGAAAATTATTTCGCTGAAAAACGAAGAATGACGAAAAGAGCAGAGAATAGGCTATGTAAACTTGGCTGTTCTAACTGTCCTTTATGTAGCGTAAATAACAATAAAGGGCTATCATGTACAGGTTTTGAAATGAATTATTCCAAAAAGGCGGTTAAGGCTGTACAGGAGTGGAGCGATGCACATCCGCAGAGGACTTATTTAAGCGAGTTCTTGAAGAACTATCCGAATGCTCCGCTTGACGATGACGGAGCACCTAAAGGTGTATGTCCACATACGTTAGGACTGACGGACATAGATGATTGTGACGATAACTGTATTAAATGTTGGAATCAGCCTATTGAGGACGGTGAAGAGCGATGAGATTCTATCAGTGTGATAGTTGTAACAAAGTTATCGCAGATCCGTACAAAGTTGAAATGAAGGAATTCTATGTAGGGGTTGATATTGATTGCCTTAACCTTATCGGGATTGCAATTCCTCTTAAAATCAAGAGAAAAATTAAAATACAGATATGTGATGATTGTTACAAAGGCTTGCATGTTATTGCCGAAAGAGCGTGAAAACAATGATTGAAAAAGAATTAAAAATCCGTGATTTTTGTGGTGACTATGCATTGGATATACCCGATTATAATGGTAGCAATTTTACTTTGTATTTCAATTCAAAGCGAAATGCCGAAAATGTAAAACGCATTATTGAAGTTGACGGAAGCAAACCTAACGAAGCAACCGTGTGTGAAATGCAAGAGATTAAACACGGAAAATGGATATTTGAAAAAGATATTTGCGGATGTACTTGGTTTATTTGCCAAAACTGCCATAAACATATCATTATGATAAAGCATAGATTGTATCCATATTGTCCGTTTTGTGGTGCGAAAATGGATAAGGAGTGAAAGCAATGACAAGAAATGAACTTGAAAGGTATTTAGGCAAATGTGTGACAATTACTCTTTTGGATAACACTGTAATTGAGGGCACTTTACATAAGACGGGTGAAAAAGCCTTTGAAAACAACCCTAATTTATCAATACCAGTTAATTTTTATTTTTGCACTGATGTAAATAATAAAGTGGTTAAAAATACTGCATTCAGAGTATCGCACATCCAGAGAATCAGTTGCTATGAAAAGTTAAGAATGACAAACTTTGAAAAAATCAAACAGATGTCAATTGACGAAATGGCTCGGAGTTGTATGAATTTTTTCGACTGCCCGTATGGAACTCCGTATGTCGGCTGCCCTATGGAAAAGCGATTCAATGGCAGTTGCATTGACTGCACGAAACATTGGCTTGAAAGTGAGGTAGATATGGATTGACGGCTAAAGAGATTAAGGAAATTAACCGAGAGATTTCACGGTTGAGGGCGAAGATTGCACGGTTGCAGGCTGAGGCGGACAACACGGCGGTGACACTGGGTGAACGAATCGTTCCGTCAGGTCAGACTTCCGACAGGGTAGGTAATGCGGTTGTGCAGATTGCAGATATTCAAAGGGATATCCAAAACCTTGAAATTCGCCGAAATTCAGCCCTGAACAGCCTCTCACGGGATGTTTTTGTAGAAAACTGCCTGTTTATGCACCTCGGTTTAAAATACAGCTGGGCGAAGATTGCAGTTGATACAGGCGGAATCAATACCCCTGACAACATAAGAATTATGTGCAACCGCCACCACTGGTAAAAGTTGTTCGGTTTTTCGGTTTCAGGGTGATATAATGTAAACTGAAAGATTCGGAAAATGATTACAACTTGGCATTTATGCCCTCCTTAAATAAATTTTGGTACACAGACCGCCCTCACCCGAGGGCGGTTTTGTGTTAGTGCGAAAGGCGGTGTTGTATTATGGCTATGCTAACAGCTAAGCAACAAAGATTTTGCGATGAATATTTAGTTGACCTTAATGCAACACAAGCCGCAATAAGGGCAGGATATTCAAAAAAGAACGCAAATAATATAGCAAGTGAAAACTTGGCAAAACCCAACATAAGGGAGTATATAGACAAAAGATTATCTGAAAAAGAATCAAAACTAATTGCTCAGCAAGATGAGGTTCTGAAATACCTTACTGCAGTTATGAGACGTGAAAAGAAAGAAAGCGTTGTTGTAACAGTCAGTCAGGAAGAGTCAACATACAAACCTGATGAAAATGGTACAATACGAAAACATACAATTAAAAGCGAAGTGCCGGAGATAGTAACGATACCAACAAGAATATCCGACGCAAACAAAGCGGCAGAGTTGTTAGGTAAAGTATATAGCCTTTTCAAGGATAAACTTAATGTTGACGCAAAGGTTGAGCAGTCCGAAAAGCTATCCGATGTGTTCAGACAGTTGGGTGGTGAGGGACTGAGTGAGTAACAAATTCCCGTTGTCACAAAAGTATATCGACTTTATCAACACAACAAATGTGTCGGCTGAATTTCTTGAAGGCACTACAGCCTCAGGAAAAACAACAGTCGGAGCAGGCGTCAAATTTATGCGAATGGTGTCGCAGTCGCCGAAGAAGCTTCACGCAATTGCCGCCAAAACTACGGGCAAGGCTGAGGAAACTATAATTCAACAGGACAACGGTATTCTCGACTTGCACCGCAACGCTGTCTATTGTGGTAACGGCGACAAGGATTACAAGCTGCCGCATATCAAGTTTGAGGGCAAAATTATCTATATTCTCGGTTACAGCAGTCGGGATAAGTGGGAAATGGTTCTCGGTGCGCAGTTTGGGTGCGTTTATATTGACGAAATCAACACCGCTGATATCGAGTTTATCCGAGAGATGTCAACCCGTAATGACTATATGCTTGCAACGCTGAATCCCGATGATCCGAGCCTGCCTGTGTATAAGGAGTTTGTCAACCGCTCCCGTCCTTTTAAAAAATATGAAAACGATGTTCCTCCCGAGATTACGGCGGAGCTTACCGAAGAACCTGTACCGAATTGGCGGTATTGGTTCTTTTCTTTTGCCGACAATTTAAGTCTTACACCCGAACAGATTGAAAAGAAAAAGAACTCTGCACCGAAAGGTACAAAGCTCTATAAAAATAAAATCTTAGGTTTGCGAGGCAGAGCAACAGGGCTTGTGTTTCCGAATTTTGAGAGGGCAAGACACATCAAATCAAAAGAGTGGGCAGGAAAGTTTTTGAACTGTAACCGCAAGTCGGAACACTTTGTTCAGTTCACCGCAGGTCTTGATACCGCCTATTCGCAGAAGTCGCCTGACACTATCGCAATGACATTTTACGGCATTACCAATCACGGCACGTGTGTTCAGCTTGATGAAAGAGTTTATAACAACGCTGAAATGCAAACACCTATTGCCCCGAGTGACACGGTGAAGAATTTTATTGATTTTCTTGACCGCAACCGTGATGAATGGGGCTTTGCACGCACGGCTTTTATTGACAGCGCCGACCAAGCGACTATTACCGAATTTCAAAAGTATAAGCGACAGCACGGCTGTGTCTATGACTTTGCAAATGCATGGAAGAAAACGAAGATTATCGACCGAATCAATCTTGTACTCGGCTGGCTTGCCACCGACTGTTATTTTGTGCTTGAACATTGTAAAAACACGATTGCCGAGTTTGAAATTTACAGCTGGCGAGAGGATAAAGACAACACACCCGAGGACGGTCACGACCATTGCATTAACAGCGGTCAATATGCGTGGCTGCCGTTTAAAAATATTATTGGAAGTGAAATAAATGGGGCTGATTAACAGAATGGCTGAATCTATCAGATCGGGAATTAAAAACTTTTTGCAGATTACTCCTGCAAGCGACAAAACAATTACCGTTACCGAAACAAGCAATCATCTGACCGAGTGCTTTATCAATCGCATTTGGTATTGGGGCAACAGCAGACAGCTTGCGGAGCTGTACAGGCAGATTGATACAAACAAAACTATGTTTTGGGCGGCAAAAAGCACAAAGGGGCTTGAAATCCGTAAAATACACACGGGCTTGCCGGCACTCATCTGCGAAACGCTTGTGAATATCGTAATTGCCGACTACAACGGCACAGATGTTACAAGTAAAAATTCAACCGCTTATGCAGAGCGTTGGGAAGACATTGAAAAGCAGAACAAGCTGTCCGACACGGTTAAGCAAATGCTCCGGGAGCTATGTGTTGTCGGTGACGGTGCTTTTAAGGTCAGCTTTGACACGGCTGTATCAGATGTGCCGATTGTTGAATGGTATCCTGCCGAAAACATCGACTTTACATATGTGCGCGGCAGAATCCGAGAGGTTAAGTTTTACACCGATTACACGCAAAAACACCGCCGTTACCGTTTTGAAGAAACATACGGTTACGGCTATATTCACTATGCTTTGTACGATGACAACGGCAAAGAGATTGACCTGCACACGGTTGACGCTCTTTCGTGGATTGATTCAAAGGGCGTTACATTTGACGAATCATATATGTGGGCTGTACCTGTCCTTTACGGCAAATCGTGCCACAAGGGCAGAGGTGCGGGCATTATCGGCATAAAAACAGACGCTTTCGACAGCCTTGATGAAGTGTGGTCACAGTGGATGGACGCACTCAGAGCCTGCCGAACAAAGCAGTATGTGCCTGGTTGCCTTGTTCCGAGAAATCCCGAAACCTGTCAGCCAATATCGCCAAATCCGTTTGACAACCGATTTATCACCGTGGGCAACGATATGTCTGAAAACGGCAACGGCAACAGGATTTACACCGAAAGTCCGCAGATTCAGCACGAAAGCTATTTGAGTTCATACATTACTGCCCTCGACCTCTGTTTGCAAGGTATTATATCGCCGTCAACTCTCGGCATTGATACGAAGAAACTTGATAATGCAGACGCTCAGCGTGAAAAGGAAAAGACAACCCTTTACACAAGGCAGAACCTTGTGAAAATTACGCAGAACGCACTTCAAAGCCTTGTTGCAGTTGTACTCAATGCAGACGGTGAACTTAACGGCAAGGGTATTGTTGAGGGCTTGGAAGTATCCGTAAACTTCGGCGAATATGCAAATCCGAGCTTTGAAAGTCAGGTTGAAACCGTGTCAAAAGCAAGACAGGGCGGTTTGATGTCAGTTGAAACCTCGGTTGACGAGCTTTACGGCGACAGCAAGTCGGAGGATTGGAAAGCCGAAGAGGTGCAGAGAATTAAGGAAGAACAGGGCATCGCAGGCGAAGAAGAAAAATCGGAGCTTGACGATGTGGCAGGACTTGATTTTAAAAATTTTTCTAATTAAACCTTGACAAATGTCCGTACATAATATATTATATATGTACGGACAAAATAAGGCAGGTGTAAAGAATGTGTCCTAAAGGCAGACCTACGCAAGATAAGCGTGATAAAAGGTTTGAAATCAGATTATCAGCTGATACATATAATACCCTTGAAGAATGTGCTAAAAGTCTTAATATTACTAAGTCAGATGTAGTACATAAAGGTATTGCCTTAGTTAAAGCTGAAATTGATAAAAAGAAATAGAGTGTTGCCCACCGACCAAAGTTTGCAACACTCTAAAAAAACCGACAGAAGTATCTCTATCTGAAATCTATTATATCATTTAAGATTACTTCTGTCAAACAAAACAATTGATAGGAGTTTTTATTATGGCTTGTGTAAAGAGTGTAAAAAAGGTAATCGAAAGTGTTCGTGGCACTGTTAATCCATACTACGATATGGGCTGCGATAATGTCAATGAGATTTATCGTACCAATTCAAATGTATTTGATATGATTTGTGATGCATTCGTATTCGGCTATGCCCAAGGCATAAAATCCGCAAAAGCTGAAATAAGAAAGGCGGCTAAATGATATGGATAACGAAATTTGGAAAGATATTGAAGAACTAAATGGAGATTATCAAATCAGTAATTTAGGTCGTTTGAAAAGAACAAAAAAATATAGAAATCAATTTACTGAATGGGAAAGCAATAAAATTCTTAAATGGCAAAAAGATAAAGATGGTTACTTAGTTACCAGTATCAAAAATCCATTAACTGGTAAGTATACATCATACAAAGCACATAGATTGGTTGCAAAAGCATTTATTCCTAACCCTAATAACTATCCACAAGTAAATCATAAGGACGAAAATAAAGAAAATAATAATGTGAATAATCTTGAGTGGTGTACCAGTTTATACAATAACCATTACGGAACAAAATTAGAGAAACAAAATAAGAGTGTTAAACAATATGATAAATTCGGAAATCTATTAAGGGTGTGGGATAGTGTAACTGTTGCGGGCGAAACATTGGGAATAGATAAAAGTCATATCGTAAAATGTTGTAGAGGAAAAACAAAAACCGCATATGGCTTTATTTGGAAATATAATTAAACAAGAAAGAAGAGGCAGTTAATTTGTGACAGCCTCTTCTTTCTTGTTATTCGATAGGTGAAACGGATATTATTAATGGACTATGATATTTCAAAAGCATTCGAAAAAATTGAAAATGAACTAATATCATCAATGATAAGAAATTTTAAAAATCATAGAGTTGAAGAAGATAAAAATAATTTTTGTTGGACACAATGGCAGGCTGAACAGCTCAAAAGTCTTGAAGAGTACCGTAAGCACAACGCAAAGAAATTCGGCAAGCGTTTCAAAACCATTAACGGCAAGGTTGAAGAAATGATTCGCACCGCCAAAGCTGACGGAAATGCAAGTCAGGAGGCAGAAATTCTTGAAGCTGTCAAGGACGGTTTCAAAGCCCCGAAAAAGCCGTCAGCACACAGCACAGCCGAGTTTTTTAAGATGAATGACCGTAAACTTGACGCACTCATAAAATCGACCACAGACGATTTAAAGAGGGCAGAAACGGCGGTTTTGCGTATGAGCAACGACAAGTACCGCAAGGCGATTTTTAACGCACAGGTTGCAATGAACACGGGTGCGGTTACATACGAAAAAGCCGTTGATATAGCTTGCAAAGATATGCTCAACGCAGGTCTTAATTGTGTGGAATACAAAAACGGTGCAAGGCATACGCTCTCGGATTATGCGGATATGGCGGTTAAAACAGCCAACAAAAGAGCCTATCTGCGTGGTGAGGGCGAAAAGCGAGCCGAATGGGGAGTATCCCTCGTTGTTGTGAACTCAAGACAGGGCGGTTGCCCCGATTGTGCAAAATATATCGGCAAGGTGTTTATTGACGATGTGTATTCAAACGGCAAAAAGTCAGACGGAAACTATCCGCTTCTCTCAACCGCAATCAAGAACGGTTTGTTTCATCCGAGATGTAAGGACAGCACAAGTACATATTATCCCGAACTTGATGATTTGGACGCACCGTTGTCTGAAGATGAAATCAAAGAGCTTGACCGTCAGCGAGGAATTGAGGAAAAACAGCAGTATGCACAGCGACAGGCAGAACGCTTTGACCGCCGTGCCGAATACAGTCTTGATAAGGACAATAAACGCATTGTCCAAACCCGAGCCGATGAGTGGCACGATAGGGCGAATATACTTGAAGAAAAGGCGAAACAATTTTCTTTGAAGACTGATGAACAAAAATATTACAGACCTGTTTTTAAGGAAGATATATCAAAAACTTTTGAACGCAAAATTGAGGGCGAAACAATTACAATTGATACCCACAAGGCAAATACATTGTGTGATAATGTTTATATTTCAGATAAGGTAAAGCTAAAACGAAAAGAACTTCATAATTTTGATATGCAAGTGAGAAAAGCGTTTGATATGCTCGGAGAGGTTGAAACAAGCGGAAAGCCTGAAATTTGTATTGTCACTCCCGAAGAAATGCGAGTAAATGCTATTGCTTCATATATGCCAATGCAAAATGTTCTAAATGTCAATTCAGCATACTTTTCAACAAGTGATTTGTCAGGCTTACAAGAAAACTTGGCTTGTCCGCAAGACAGATTGAGTACAATTCTGCACGAACTGATTCATTGGCAAGACGCTAAAAATTACAGAGCAAAATTCGGAAGTATTAACGATTATTTTGAATATTGCGATTACCTTAATAAAATTTATGCTCCAAAGGTTGAAAAATTGATAAATAACGGTTATAATATAGAGGATATAAGTGAGTATGCTTTTGAATGCTTAAAAGATAAAGCTATGGATGAAGTGTATAACGAGTACAGAGTCAGCAAACTTTTAGGGTGATGATGGTATGAGATTGATACAAACTGAAGAACAAAAATCTCTATGGAATGCGTTTAAGCCGTACCTTGTAACAAATGGTTTAAATGTCACTTTGCGTGAAGATGCTCCACAAGAAGCTAAAGATGCTGAAGCACTTTACAGTAAGCTTAGAGAGAAACAAAAAATGCAATATCTAAAAGATAGTGGCATAATCTAACCGCTCCGTAAAAAGGGCGGTTTTGTTGTTTAACTTGCCGAGAATATGTTCAGAGCAAGAAAAACGGCTTGTTCACGGCATTGCTTAACTTGCCTGTAACTTGCCAAAGCAAAACTTAATACATCAAATCAGCACTTTGAGAAATCAGAGTGCTTTTTTATTGCATTTAAACCGGTCGAAATCGACCAGTTTAAAATATTGAAAAGGTGGTGACAGAATGAAAATCAGAGTAACAACAGCATTTAACGACAGGCAGAACGGTTATGTAACCCGACCTGTGAATGAAGTTTTTGAATGCTCAGAGCAGAGAGCAAAGGAACTCATTGACGGCGGTTTTGCAGAAGAGGTCAAGTCTGACGCTCCCAAAAAGCCGAGAACCAAAGCAGTTAAAACAGAAAAAACAGAAAAAGCGGATTAAGCACTTTACGAATATGTAAGGTGCTTTTTTATTGTCCGAAGACATTAAACTACGGGAGACACCGTGCAAAACTGAAACAGAGAGACACTCTATAAACTGATTACGGGAGACACCCGAAAAACTGAAAGGATATGAAAAAAATGGCAGAACCAAATCCAACACCAACTCCCAATGAACCGACACCTGCACCGCAGGGAACACCGCAGGGGAACGCTCCTGCCTTTGATTACGACAAGCTCGCAAGCCTTATTACAGGCAAACAGAGCGTGACAGAGGACACCGTTTTGAAGTCATATTTTAAGGAACAGGGATTGTCAGCCGATGAGATGAAAGAGGCTATCGGTGCTTTTAAAAAGCAGAAAGCCGAGAACACTCCCGACTTTGCAAAAATGCAGTCGGAAGTTGAATCTGCAAACAACGCAAAGCTCACGGCAGAAGTCAACCAATCGGCAACCCTCGAAGCCGTAAAACAGGGCGTTGACTTTGCAACCGTTCCGTATGTGCTTAAAATTGCAGACTTTTCAAAGGCTGTGACAGACGGCAAGGTCAATGCGGAAAAGCTGACAGAGGCTGTTAAAAAGGTGCTTGACGATATTCCCGCACTCAAGGGCGAACCAGCCGAGAACGGCACAGGAGTTAAGAAAATCGGCGGTGACGGCAACGGTACATCGGACGGTACAAAACCAAAGGCAAATGTTCCTACCAAAAAATGGAACAGATTTAATATTTAACCAAAGAAAGGATTGAAAAAATCATGGCAAACACAAATAACTATGCCGAGCAGTTCAGCCCTGATCTGCTCGAAATTCTTGTTCAGGGCACACTTACATCACCATTCATCACTTCAAATGTAAAGTGGGTTGGCGCAAGAACTTTCCACTTCACACAGATGAGCACATCAGGCTTTAAGAACCACAATCGCAACGGCGGTTGGAACAAAGGCAAATATACACAGACAGATGTTCCTTTCACTTGCGAGCACGACAGAGATATTGAGTTCCTTGTGGATAAGGCAGATGTTGATGAAACAAATTCGACTGCAAGCGTTGAGAACATTTCAAAGACATTTGAACAGACACAGGTTGCTCCCGAAACAGACGCACTTTTCTTTTCAAAGGTTGCGACAAAGGCTCAGGCAACAGACGGATATCATTCTTCAACAAAGACATCGGAGTGGACTAAGGAGAACGCTTATTCAAAGCTCAAAACAATTCTTTCTGCCGGCAAGCTCCGCAGATACAAGGCAAGAGGCACACTTGTTGCCTATGTGACATCTCACATTATGGACTGCCTTGAACAGTCAACAGAGTTCACTCGTAAGATTGAGCTTACACAGATTGCAGAGGGCGGTATCGGCATTGAAACAAGAGTGACCGAGATTGACGGTTGCCCTATCATCGAGGTTATTGACGATGAGCGTTTCTACGATAACTTCAACTTTAACCCCGATGACGGCGGTTTTGAGCCTGCAACAGGCGCTCACAAAATCAATGTTCTTGTTGCTTGCGGTGAAACCTGCAAGACTGTTCCGAAGATTTCAAGCATTTACTTCTTTGCTCCCGGCTCACACACAGAGGGTGACGGCTGGCTCTATCAGAACCGTTCACTTTCCGACACATTCGTATTCCCGAACGGCAAGGACGGCAAAATTGACAGCATTTATGCCGATGTTGACACAACGGCGGTTGCGTAATGTATGCTGATTACATTGAACATCAGGGCGGAGATGAAAACAGTATTATCTCTGCCGAACACATTGATGTTCTGACTTTTAACCGCATTGATTTTGAAAAACTTTCGGAAATGCAGAAGAGAATCATCGGCAGAGTGCATAGCAGACTTACTGCTTTTGAAGAAGAAAATGCCGATATGATTTCTTCCTACCTGAAAAGCTATTCAATCAACGGCACATCAATGGAATTTGGCGTAAGCTGGAACTTAATGTGTATCAGCGGAGTGGCAATTCCTGCCGACCTCTATGCGTTGCTAAAATCAACAGGACTTTGTTATCCTGCAATCTGAAAGGTGCGTGAAAACCGTGAAATTTCCGTCACTTGTAAAAAAGCAGTTCTGCAAAACTCCTGTCGAGGTCACAATCTACGGTGAGGGTGTTACCGAAGACGGAGCACCCCTGACCGTGTTTGAATGCAAAAATCTGTATCCCTCCGACAGCTTGTACCCGTCAGCAACCCTGCACGGTGGCTCTGCCTTGTGTAATATGCAGTCAAAGGCAAAGACGGTCTATACCAAAGAGCAGAAAATTGTTCAGGTGTCGGCTGTCTTGCTTTTTGACGGCGACATTGCTCCCGACAGCCCCACTTTAAGCGGTGGCTTTGTAATCCTTGACGGCGTAAAACGAAACATCGTACAGGGTACAAAACACCGCAACCCCGACGGCAAAGTTAATTTTACGGAATTGGATGTGATTTAATGGGATTTTCGGTATCATCAAAAATCAAACTCAATATGCCTGTTGTAAAACAGCTTGATAGGGCAAAGCAACAGGCTCTTGAACAGACAGGTGACGCACTTCTTACACGGGTGAAAAACAAGCAGGTAATGCCGTTTGATACAAGCATACTTCAAGACGATAGTACCGCTGTTGATTATTCACAAAGTGCAAAGGGGATAGTTAAAATTGTGTCAGATACTCCGTATGCAAGACGGTTGTATTTTCATCCCGAGTATAATTTCAGCCGTAAGGAAAACATTGCCGCCGGCGGTAAATGGTTCTCACCGTGGCTTGAGGGCGGTACACGGCAGAATTTTTGCAGTCAAACATTCACTAAAATATATAGGAGAAATACAGGACTTTGATTTACTTATCGGACATCAGAGATTGGCTCAAAAGCGTTACCTCAGCCGAGCATTATTACATCGGCAAGCTTGACAACAAGCAGGACAGGTCCATCGGTGTGTATTCATTAAAGCAGTCGGGAACACCCACAAGGGCAATCGGCGGTGAAAGCACCTACGATACAATAAGCGTGTCTTTGCTTATCCATTACACCGACAACGCAAGAGAAACCGAGGAGTTTGCACGCAGACTTTACGAAACGCTTTACGACATTAAAAATGTTGAAATTAAGGAACACAAAATCTATATAATCGAACTGCTCACGGAAGAACCCGTTGATGTGGGAACAGACGACAAGGGTGTGTATGAGCAGGTCATTGAAGTTAAATTTTATTACGAAAGGAAGTAATTTTATGGCAAAAGTTGAATCGGGAGTATTCCCGTGCTATGAAAATCAGTTTGCGGTTGGCAAGGCAGGAACAGAATCCGCCACGACAAATATTGCTAACTGCGAAGAATTTTCTGTTGCATTTGACAACGGTGTCGAGGAATGGACAGCCTTTGAAAACGAGGGCTGGAAGTCAAGGCTTATGACAGCAAAGTCAATCACAATTTCGGTAAAGGGCAAGCGTACAATCGGTGACGCAGGCAATGACCAGATTGCCGCCCTTGCATTTGAAAACGGCAGAAAGGTAGAAGTTCCGTTTATGTGGACTTTCCCCGACGGTGCAACCGTCCTCTTTAAAAATGCAGTTGTATCCGTCACATCTAACGGTGCAGGCGCAAGTACGGGTGTTGCTCCGCTTGAATTTGAAGTTATGTCAAACGGCAAGCCGGTATATACAGCAGCCGCTTAAAAAACGAAAGGAATGAACAATTATGTCAAAGCTAATTGATATTACAGACAAACTTAATTTTGAGGAAAAGCCGATTGTAAAGGTAAAGGACACGGAACTTGTTATTAACAATGACGCAGTGTCAATGCTCAAAGTTGCGGCAATTTTTGAGGACGGCAACGGTAAAAGTAAAGATGTTACCGAAATGTATCATCTTCTTTTTGATGAATCCGAGAGAGAAAAGATTGAAAAGTTAAAGCTGAATATGCACGATTTCAACGCCCTTATCAGCGAATCTGCCAAAATTGCAACAGGCGATTTGACTGACGAGGGGGAAGCTCAGACCCCGGCTACGACCTGATTGATGACTTTGATTTAATCGTGTCGAGCTTTCGCTCGGAGTACGGGGTCAGCATTTATTCAAAGGATTTTGCAAAAATGAGTTGGAATGAGTTCTGCTCACTTCTGCAAGGCTTAGGACCCGAAACACCGCTTGCAAGAACGGTTCAAATTCGCCTTGAAACCGACAAAGAGGTCTTGAAAAACTTTACTTCGTCACAGCATAAAATCCGCAACAAATGGCGGTCAAGGAATGTAAAGCACTGTTCAGACGAAGATATGAACACCGTTCTTGCAGAATTTCAAAACTTTTTTGCCAATCTGTAAATTTGTACATAATTTTCACTGTATCTACAAAATTCTTGACAATGTTAATATATAGTGATAAAATGTAACATACACTAACAAATTTATTAAGGAGAGTGTATGTTTATGAAATGTCCACATTGCGGAAACGAATTAAAGGACGATGCAAAATTTTGCGACAAGTGCGGTGCAGGCTTTGGCGGAAACGATTCAACCTCGGCAACCGTAAATCCTGTAAATGCGAAGAAGAAAATTTACAAGCGTTGGTATTTTTGGGTTATTATCGTTGTTGCTATTATGATTGTTGGCGGTGTAAACGGTGCAATTAACGGTAACAGCGGTTCAAACAAATCAAAGCAGGAAACTACTGTTGCAAATCAGAGTTCAGAAAAAACAACTGAAAAAGCGACAGAAGCACCGACCACAAAAGAAGTTGCAACAGAAAAGCCTACTAAAGACCCGAAGAAGGTTGAAAAAGAATTTAAAGACGGTTGCAAAACAGTCGACTTTAAAACTCTTTCAAGAAACCCTGACAAGTACAAAGGTAATGACTACAAGTTTGAAGGTCAGATTATTCAGGTTCAGGAAGGCTGGGGCGATTCGGTTGACCTGAGAATCAATATAACCAAAGAAGAAAATGAGTATCTTGATGAACCATTGTGGACTGATACAATCTACGCAACTGTAGAAATTCCTGACGGTGCGGACAAACTCCTTGAAGATGATGTAATCACATTCTGGGGAACTTGTGACGGCGACTATACATATGAAACCGTAATGGGCAACAATGTGTCACTTCCGAAAATCGACATCAAATACTACGAACTCAACAAATAAAACAAAAAGCCACTCCAAATGGGGTGGCTGTTCTTTTGCAAAAATTTTATTAGCGTACATCATAACGGTGTGCGCTGTTTTTATGCCTGTTTTTAAAAAATCTAAAATGAAAGGAAGTGGTGAATATGGCGACAAAGGCGGGTGAAATTGAGCTTGATGTCAGGCTTACGGGTGATGATATTTCCAAAACATTGCATAAGATTTCCGATTCAATTACAAAAAAGTTTGATTCGGCATTTTCAAGTCTTTCAAAAGATTTTGAAAATGTAAGCACGGATATGAAACAGTCCTTTTCAAAGGTTTCGGAGGGCGTTTCTCAGAAAACCGAGAAAGAGTTTTCAAACATCAAAGGCAGCAGTGAGCAGTTAAGCAATTCGGTTTCATCTTCGTTTAAGAAAATCGGTACAGCTGTGGTTGCCGCCTTTTCCGTTGCCAAAATCAAGGAGTTCGGTCAGCAGTGCATTGAATCGGCTGCGGAAGTCAATGCGGCAAATTCGCAGTTTGAGCAGACTTTCGGCACAATGCAGTCACAGGCAGAATCAGCCATTCAGAGCGTTGCCGATCAAAGCGGTATTCTTGAAACCCGATTACAGGGTGTCGGCACAAGCATTTATGCCTTTGCAAAAACTACGGGTATGGACAGTTCAAGTGCTTTGGGGATGATGCAGGAGGCTTTACAGGTAACAGCCGACAGTGCCGCATATTACGACCGTTCGCTTGAAGACACCGCAGAAAGCCTGAAATCGTTTCTCAAAGGCAACTTTGAAAATGATGCCGCACTCGGTTTGTCCTGTACTGAAACCACACGAAATGCGGCGGCTAATAAGCTGTATGGCAAGTCATTTATGGATTTGTCGGAATCGCAGAAACAGCTCACGCTTTTGCAAATGGTTAAGGACGCTAATCAGCTTTCGGGTGCTATGGGACAGGCAAGCCGTGAAGCAGACGGTTGGGAGAATGTAACAGGCAACCTCAGAGAAAGTTGGAAACAGCTCCTTGCCGTAGTCGGTCAGCCTATTCTTCAGGTGGCAACTCAGGTTGTAAAGCGGTTGAGTTCCGCACTTGCGACTTTAACGGAATATGCCAAAGGTGCGGTTGAATCGCTTTCAAAGGTCTTCGGCTGGGATACAGGCAATAACACCGCAAGCAATATCAAATCTGCGTCCGATTCTGCCAAAAGCCTTACGGATACGGCAGATGACAGTTCAAAGTCACTTGATAATGTTCAGAAAAGTTCCGAAAAAGCAAAGAGAAGTGTTGCGGGCTTTGATAAGCTGAATGTGCTTTCAAGCTCTGACAGCTCATCTTCAAAGTTAGACACCTCCTCATCAAAAAGCTCTTCAGGCGGTTCATCGGGCGGAGCTGTTGCAAAGAATGTTGTCAAGGACACAAGCAAAAACCTTTCGGGAGCATTCAAAAATCTATACGAAAAAAGCGGATTCAAAGGCTTTGTCGAGAATGTACAGAAAGGTATTAACAAGGTTGATTGGTCAGCTATAGGCAAGAACTGCAAGACCGTTTTTGATAATGCTGTTCCCATAGTTCAAAAGGCATTCGGCACAATGCAAAAGGTCGGTTCTGCAAAACTCGGGGCAATCGGCTCTGCATTCGGAGCGGTTGCGACAATCGGCGGAAAGTCGTTTCAGACCATTTCAGGCGGTGTTGCTAAGTGGATTTCAAAAGACAGGGAAAAGATTATCGGCTTTATAGACACCATAGGCAACAATCTTACAAACGGCTATAACAATCTTTCAATCTTTTTTGATAATTTCGGTACACTTGCAGGCAATGCAATTGACAATGTTCGCCCTCAAATGGAAGAATCAATTTCCAATCTTTTAAGCGGTCTTACAACCTTTGCGGGTTCAGTCGGCGAAGTTGTTTCGGGTGCGTTTTCAATCGCAACCGAAAGCCTTGTTGAATGGACTGAAAATGACGGTGCAACAATCACAGAATTTCTTGAAAATTTACAATTGCAGTTTGCAGATGTGTTTGACTTTATCGGTCAGATTTTCGGAGATATCGGAACAATTATCAGCGAATGGTGGAACGGCAACGGACAGCAGATTTTTCAGAATATCTGCAATATGTTTACCAACATCGGCACAACCCTGATGAATGTTTACAATCAATGGATTAAGCCTGCGTGGGATTTTATCGTAGCAATCGTAAAATCAGCTTGGGAAAACTGGCTGAAGCCTGTTTTTGAGGGTGCAATAAACTTCTTCGGCAAGGTTGCAGACTGTGTTTCAACCGTGTGGAATAACTTCCTGTCACCGTTTGTAAACTGGCTTGTCAGCTTTTGGGGACCTATATTTCAGAATGTTTTCAATGCCGTAAAAAGAGTGTTTGATAATGTGTTTACATTTATCGGTGGGTTGGTTACCTCTATACAGAAAACATTCGGCGGTCTAATTGACTTCATTACAGGCGTTTTCTCAGGCGATTGGAACAAAGCATGGCAGGGTATCTATGACTTCTTCAAAGGCATTTGGGACGGCATTTGCGCCGTGTTTAAGTTCATTATAAACGCAATCATTGACGGCATAAATGCGTTGTGGACAGGTATTTATAACTTTGTTTCTGGCGTTGTTAATTCAATCGGCGGAATAGCCGGTATTATCGGAGCGGCTTTTGGACAGGATTGGAGTTTTTCAATGCCTGAAAATCCGCCTCTCATTCCGAGATTTGAAGAACCCACGGAATCACCGGCACGAAAATTTGCAAAAGGCGGTATTGTTAAAGCTCCGACACTTGCGGTTGTCGGCGATAACGCAGGCGCTAACAGCGGTAACCCTGAGGTTATTTCTCCTCTTAACAAGTTACAGGGTATGCTCGACAATTCGGGCGGTCAGGATACAGTGATTCTCACACAAATTCTTGACCTGCTTAAACGCATTTATGAAATGTTCATTATCTTTCGCAATAACGGCGGCAACACTTATTCATTTACTGCCGAGCTTGAGGGTTCAACGCTTTTTGAAGAAATGATAAGACAGGATGAGCTTTACAGACGCAGACACAACGGTAAATCCGCATTTGCATAAAGGGGGAAATGATATGTCAAATTATAACGGCTATTTGCTTAAATTCGGAAACAACATAATGCCGAATAAGTACATTACCGCATTTTCATCAACTCCGAATCAGCGACTTGAAACTTCTGCGGAACGAGATCAGAACGGTACGCTTCAAAGGGCAACGCTGCCAAATTACAAAACAAAAATTTCGTTTTCAACTCGCATTCTTCATCTTGACGAAAAGATTGATTTTCAGTCGATTATCAACCGCTCAATGGCGAATAAGTTACAGAGGAAGTGCAGGGTAACTTATTGGAACGATGAAACGAACAGCTATTACACCTCTTATTTTTATATTCCCGATATTGAATATACCGTAATGGATGCCGAAAAGAATGATATAACCTATCAGCCGATTACTGTTGAGCTGATTGAGTATTAAGGGGCGATTCTTAAAAATGCTTGTATCTAAAGAAATTGCTGATAAGCTGAAAACAAACACACTTTACAACACCGTTGCCCTGCATTCTCCTGACGGCAGTTTTGAGGATATAACAGGTGAAAGTATCGTGCTTGACAGCTTTTCGCTTGAAAATGAAATCGTTGAAAAAGAATTGAAATTCGGCGGTTGCATAGCCTCTGAAATGAGCGTGAAACTCATTGATTATGATTGCTCGGCTTTGATAGGAAAGACGGTACAGGTCATCATAACGGCAACATATCTTGAATCAGAGCTGTATCCGTCAGATGATTTGTACCCGTCAAATACTCTTATTTGTCCTGCCGAAACAGGAACGGTTGAATGTCCTGTTTTCTACGGTAAAATTCAGTCGGCTCAAAGAGATAAAAAACAGCGTAACATCGTCAAAATCACAGCCTATGACGCTTTTTATGATATGTCAAAGGTGGATATGTCTTTGTGGTTTGCAGGCAAAGAGAACGAGGACGGCAGCTTTGCTTATGGTTATGCGCACTATCAAAAAGACGATAATTTTAAGAGCTTTTATTCAATAATCGCAGAATTTGCCAAAGATTATGCAATTACAGGGGTTTCACCGCCGAGCTTATCTGTCTTTAGTGTACCGCTGAAATTTGATGATACCTGCGTGGAAAAGGTTATAAAGGACATTACCTTGTCAGATTTAATCCAAGCTTATGCAGAATTAACTTTGAGCTTTGCCGTTATAGATGCCGACGGAAAAATGCGTTTTAAAAGGTTGTATTCTCAATCTTCCGTTGAAACAATCGATTCGTACAAAGATTTATCCTTTGAAGATTACGAACTTGAGCCTATCCGTATGTACAGTGCTAAGTTTGCTGATAAAAAAGCGTATTTGTATGGCAACAGTAACGATTTTTCGTGGTATGTTTCCGATAACATTTTGATGAGGTGCAGAACAACAGCAAGTGATATCGGCACAAAATATAATTCTGTTAATTTTTTTGGTGATGTATATAAATACCGCCCGACAAAAATTAAGCTGTTTTCGTATTGGTGGCTTGAGGCAGGCGATAAGTACACAATTAAAACTCCGTTTGAAGATTTGCCGACAATCGAAACATTTGTGTTCAATAAGAAAATGGACGGATTTATAACTGCCCTCACGTCAAAGGGCGAAAAACGATTAGGAAAGGAAGTAAAAGAAAATGAACAAATACAATAAAATTGTCTTTGTGAACGGCTCTGCTCCGCCCCTCAATGCCGACAACCTCAACCATATGGACGAGGGGATTGAACGGGCAACAGACGGGGCAATTGCACTTGAAACCGAAATAGCCACGGCAAGAGGCGGTCAAAATTCGCTTGGAGCAAGGTTTGATACGACCGACGCAAATCTTGCAAGTAAAGCCAATAAATCGACAACGCTTGCAGGGTACGGAATTACGGACGCATATACGAAGGAAAGAACAGACCAAAAACTTGCCCAAAAGCTCAATTCAATGCCGTTCGACAGCGAACCAAAAAATAACAGCCCGTGTTACCTCACAAGCGGTACGGTTTACAATGCTCTGCTTGTGAAAGCAGATAAAACCGCCTTGGCGACTAAATACGATTCGTCAAATATCGAACTCGGCACAGCTACTCTTACTCCGTACTCTACTCAGATTGATAAAATAAAATCTGCAACTTGCCTTTATGAAAGAATTGGCGATATCGTTATTGTAAATGTCACCGTCATTATGAACGCAACAACTTTAGGCGGAACATCTACAATAGCTTTGCTCAATATGCCTTTCTCAAACAAATCGGATGTGATTGTTCATGATATCGGCATAAGCAAAAACGGCGGAATGTTCAGAGGAAGTGTAAATAAATCGGCTTGGTTGCAGTTTACTCCGCTCAATAAACAGGCTTATAATTTCGTCGCTGATGAGCAGGTAAACTTTTCTTTGATTTACAAAATATAAAAATAACGGAGGTATGAAAAATGGAATTAAAAGAAAAAATCACACTCGATATGCTCACAAAGGACAGCGTGTCGGTACTCAGACAGCAGTTTTTGACCTTTAACGGTGAAGAAATGCAGGTTGGCGTAAACATCCGCAACGCATACATGAACAGCAAATCGGGCAGAGAACAGCTCAAAACGGTGCTGTCTGATGAATACTATAACGCTGTCATGGCGGTGTGGGGCGACACTCCAACCGTTGATGAGCCGACGACAGAAAGCGAGGTGTAAACAATGAAAGAAAACATTTTACAGGCATTATTTGCCACGGTATGCGGTGCTATTGTCGCATATCTTAACATCTTACTTGTGCCGTTTGCGGTGATGATTGCGGTAATGATTATCGACTACATCACAGGAATGGCACAGGCATACATCAGCCACACGCTTAACAGCCGTGTCGGTGTAACGGGCATTATCAAAAAGGTAGGCTATATCGTAGCCGTAGCGGTCGGTATTGTTGCCGACTATCTCATCAGCTCGGCACTTGTCAACTGCGGAATCGACCTGCGGATTAACTACTGCATCGGCATGATTGTTACGATTTGGTTTATCATCAACGAGTTGATTTCAATTTTAGAAAACCTCTCTGAAATCGGTATTCCATTGCCGAAATTTTTGGTATCAATCGTTAAGAGATTAAAGACTACTGTCGAAACAAAAACAGACGAAAGCGAGGAGTAATTATGGTTTTATCTAATACTGTTGACAAAATGTTAAGCGAAGATTACAAAGAAAGGTTTATCGCTGAATATCAGCAGTTATCAATCCGCCACGACGGCTTAAAGAAAATGCTTGATAACTGGGATAAAGAGAATCTGAATTTTATTCCGACTTGCCCACGCAGTACATATGACTTGCAAATTAAAGCAATGAGCGATTACAGAGCCGTACTTGAAGCAAGGGCAGTTATGGAAAATATCGACTTGAAAAAATTATACGCAGAAAGCGAGGAATGATTATGACAAATGTAAATTTTATTAAACTTGCAGTATCAGAGGTAAACAAGTATGTGTTAAATCACTTAGATAAGTCAGATGATACACCTGATTTTGACACTTTTGTAGTGTGGTCGTGTAAAACTTTGCAAAACCATAAATGCCTTATCAGCACAACATTACACGACGGGATGTATTACGAATGCACCTACAACGGCGATAAAAACGAAATGTATCTTGACGCATACAAAAAGTTTGAAAACAAAAAAATTATTTGCGAAAGTGAGGAATAATTATGAGTAATTCAAAACTTGTTAATTACACAAAATTAAGCCCAAACCACAGTGGTAAACGCACACACAGTATTGACCGCATTACTCCGCACTGTGTTGTAGGTCAGTGCAGTGTCGAAACCCTCGGCAACATCTTTATGAATACAGCCTGTGAGGCAAGCTGTAACTACGGAATCGGCTATGACGGCAGAGTGTTGCTCTGTGTCGATGAGAGCAACCGCTCTTGGTGTAGTTCATCAAACGCAAATGACCAGCGTGCAGTTACAATCGAATGTGCAAGCGACACAGTAGCTCCGTACACCATGAACAGTAAAGTGTACAACAAACTTATTACACTATGCGTTGACATCTGCAAGCGTAACGGCAAGACTAAACTGCTTTGGTTTGGTAACGAGGACAAGACTTTAAATTATTCGCCGAAGTCGGGCGAAATGGTCTTGACTGTACATAGGTGGTTTGCAAATAAATCTTGCCCTGGTGACTGGCTCTATAACAGGCTCGGCAATCTTGCAGACGAAGTAACCGCACAACTCGGCGGTAAAACATCAAATAAGGAGAATGAGGAAATGATTAAATACGGCGCACACAATACAGCAACACTTGCGTTTAAGAAGCAGTTGATTACACTCTACAACATGAAAATTATCAAGACTAAAGTTGATAATTCAAACGGTTTCGGTGACGGCACTTTAAAGGCTGTTAAAGAGGCACAGAGAGCAGGTAAGGTCACGGTTGACGGCATTGTCGGCGAGAAGACAATCAATGCTATCTATCATCTTATCAATGACGGCATTAGAGCAAAAGACAACAAGATTGCCAACGCAAAAAAGGCACTTGGCTGATGTTAAATATTTCGCACCGTTGCAAATTTTATGTGGCGGTGCGGATGCCATAAATAAAGAAATGGGGTGACGAAAATAGTAAATTTATATCAAGGCGATTGTCTTGAAGTGCTGAAAACTTTGCCCGATAACAGCGTTGACCTGTTACTGACAGATCCGCCTTATGTGTTAAACACAAAGGGCGGCGGAACTGTAAACAAGATAATGAAATTAAGTGAATCTTTAGCGGATGTCGAGAAAGCAAAAATAATTAATGGGTATGATATTGAACTTTTCGGACAAGAATTTTTGCGAGTTATGAAAGAAATCAATGCTTATATTTGGTGCAATAAAGCACAAATATATGATTATTTAAAATTTTATGTCGGGCAACTTAAATGCAAATTTGATATTATTTGTTGGCACAAAACGAATGCTTTACCGACCTATTCAAATAAATATTTAAGCGATACTGAATATTTACTTTATTTCAGAAAAGGAAAAGGTAAGTGCTTTCCCCACAGTTACGAGGATGCAAAAACATATTATTTAAGCGTTTCAAACCTAAAGGACAAAAAAAATGTGGAAACATCCAACCATTAAACCTCTTTACATTACTGAAAAAATAATCCGAAACAGTTCAAAAGAAAATTACACTGTTTTAGATCCGTTTATGGGAAGCGGAACAACAGGTGTTGCCTGCATAAATACAAACCGCAATTTTATCGGCGTTGAGCTTGACGAAAAGTATTACAAAATTGCTGAAGAAAGAATAAGTTCAGCAATTAAACAAACTGCATAAAGAAATAAAAAAACACATAATTGCAAAAACTCCCCTCACACAGTCATTGAAGATAGGTGAGGGAAGTTTGTTATTTGTAAATTTAATGATTTTGCATAATATCGCATTTTTTGAAAGCCTGAAAGTACCGATTATATCTGACTTTTCCTGCCTTGCATTTGCCTAACATTTTACCTGTTTTTTCCTGTATTTCGGTGTATTTTAGCGTTAAAAAGATATAAAAAATAACCGCACCAAAAGCTAAAAACTGGCTTTCTAATGCGGTTTTTTCTATGGTCGAGGTGACAGGACTTGAACCTGCGGCATCTTGGTCCCAAACCAAGCACTCTACCAAACTGAGCTACACCTCGAAATGTTGTTTAATAACAACAGCTTAATTATTATATACCATATTTTCGGATTTGTCAACATAATTTTCGTTTTTTATTAAAAATTAATTCAAATATTTTGAAAATCACCATAAAACAGACCAAAAATGCGATACAAAACAGCCGTCCCTACATAAGAAACGGCTGTTGGTGCAGGTAACCCTGACAAGTGGCTTATTTATCGGCTTTTTATGGTGTGACAGTAAAGTTGACAGTGCATTTTCGGACAGTCATACTATTGCAATGTTATTGCTCTTCATATAGCTGTCAGCTACAGCAAGATTTTCCATACTGTATTTTTGGAAAACATCACAGTATGTATCAAGCGTAATTCTTATATCAGTATGACCGAGAAGATTTTGCAGTACCTTTGCAGGCATACCTGATTCAATACATCTTGTTGCATATGTGTGACGAAGTGAATGTAAATCAACCTTTCCGTAAACACTCTTATCAAGTATATCATACTTTTTCAGCGTGTTTGCGTATTGATAATTTACCTGATTAGTTGTGACAAGTTTATCCACACTTGAAGCAAATATAAGACCGTCTTTTTTATCTCCGATACACTGTTTTAAAAAATCAGCCATATCATCATTAAAATAGATTGTACGCATACCTGCTTTAGTCTTTGTTGAGCCGCTTATATATGTTTTGCCGTTAAGACCTCTGCTGACAGTCTTACAAATCTTTATTGTACGGTCATTAAAGTTAATATCTTTGACTTCTAAAGCGTTGATTTCTCCCATTCGCATTCCTGTGAACATTGATAAAAGCATTTGTTCAGAATAGCGTATATCCTCGCTTTTGAGAACATCTATCAGCTTTTTCTGTTCATCAACAGTCAATGCTCTTACTTTTACAAGCTCCTGCTTTGACTTTGGCTTTCTGATGTTCAGCATAATGTTTTCTGTAACAATTTTCTTCCTTACAGCTTCATTGAAAACTGACTTTAAAAGCTGATATGCTTTATCCAAGTATGACTGCGAATAAGAGATTTTAGAAATGAAAAAATGCTTTATTACATCTTCCGTAATCTCACGCATTGCTAAATCATAAATAGGACTCATTGACTTTAATGTTTCATTCTTGCGGTCATATGAAGTTTGCTTAATCTCATTAAGAGAGAATTGTTCTTCAATCATTTTTTCGGCAAGCTCATAGACAGTTGTGTTATCGGGTTCGTCAAAAAATCCTGCTTTTGCCTGAATACGATATTCAAGCAACTTATTCTTAACAATGCGTTCGGTTTTACCGTAAGCCGTCTTGCGTTTTTTCTCACCGTTAATTTCAAGCGTTATCTGACCTGCAAAGCATTTTCTGCTTTTAACATAGTATACAGAACCGTCACCGTAATCAAGTTTCTTACATTTTGACTTTGGTTTTGTGCTTTTTGTGTTAATAAAAATCGTTCCTTTCCCAACCGTAAAGCACAAAAGATTTTTACTATATCAGTATTGTATAGCCTTAAATCTTTTGTGTCAATACGGTTGCTTAAATATTATGTAAATGCTTTAAATGCTCATACCCTTCTTTTCTGCGACCAGTTAAGAAAAGCATTTAGCTCAACTTTAAGATTTTTACCTACCCGTATTAAAGGGAAATCTGCTCTCAACATAATATTGCGTGCAGTAGGCAAGGAACAACCAAGTGCTTCGGCAACCTCTTTAGTACCGATGAATTTAATCTCTACACTCATATTAAGTCCTCCTTTTCATCAGGAAGGCTTTCTACAAGCTCAAGAAACTCCTTACAAGAAGTGCGTCTGCCGTCCTTATCTCTGGTGGGATTATAATGTTGACTATGCAATGAATATCCACATCTTGCAAGTACATATCTCAAATCCTCAAAACTAAAACCGTTGTATGAATTGCCTACTCTTTCTCCTGTGAGGATATTTACTACCCAATACCTCTGACACGGACGGTATCGAAGAGCTTTGTATCCTACATATAGAGGCTCTAATCTAAAACCAACTTCTTTTAGAATCTCTTTTATTCGCCATTGCGAATAGTTCTCATAACCCGTCTGAAAGGTTAAATCGCTAAGCTCGCTACCGCCTGTATATTCGAGAATTTCATCGGAATCATCTTCATCACACATATTCTTTTTCTCATCATTCATATGCTACCACCTTCCGTTTCTTCTGCGTGAAAATAGGGTATATCTTCAAACAAAGCGAACTGAATGATGTAATCACATATGCGAGGTGAATTGTAAAAGTAACCGTCAATACAATGCTCACTAAGACCGTATGAGGTTGCCGCACTGTATATACAGCTATATGACTGGAGAAAATTCGAAAGAGTCATAACTCCGACTCTATCAAAAATTTTGTCATGAAATATCAGAGAACCGCCTCTTGACACTTGTTCACTATAATAAGTCCCAAGCGGTTTGTCCTCTAAAATATCAACTCTGTCGCACCAATTTTTAATACCTGTTGTGATTCCGATATTAAGAATTGTGTCAATGCCCTCTTTTGGCAAATGAACCGTATGCTTTTGTATTTGACCGTTAAAGTCCTCAAAAGCTACTAAAAGGTCATTTGTTAGCTTCCAATACTTTACTACTTCATTAAGCATATAATTATCACTCATAATCATTCTCCTTATAGAAAATTATAATATAAAAATATGAAGTAAGATAATCATATTTCTATGGTAATCAGTTTTTAGGTTTTTCGGTTTTTATTTGTGTGTTTATAAGAAATTAAGTTTCTCGGTATTTATGTATTTCGGGTTCAATATCTCACTCCATATCCTTTGAATAGAACGAGCGTTCAAATTCTTCATCAGATACTATCTGAGTATCTACAATGTTTTTGTTACTGCTTGTATTTATTGCAGTAAGCGTAAATGGATTGTCACTTTCAGAAATTTTCTTTATAATCTCTGCAACATCAATCTTTGTAAGGTCAACACTGACAAAGCAATCTGATAAACTTTGCTGTGATAAACTAAGAAAATTCTTTTTAAGCCAAGCCCTTATCTGAGGGTTAATTTCAAGTTTTTTCTTATGGTATTTCTTGTATATTTCATACAGAATACTCCAAAATTCAGCAACAGCTTTTTCACCCCATATAAAGCTGATTTTATATATCAAAGGAAATAAACCGCTACCGTAAATAATATGCTGAATACTTTTATTCAAGCTATTATTAGCAGGACTTTCACAACGCAAAGCGTGAAAATTACTGCATTTAATTACTTTAAGCAGGTCGTTTGTGAAATCAGTAAAACACTTGTTAAAAGAATCATAAAAACGGTATCTGTCACATATTTTACTTGCAATGAACTGCGATACAGAAACATCATCTGTTATATGTTCTAATTGCTCGGTTATTTGATGAGCATAGTTTCCTCTGTATGAAGCCTCAAATCTAACCCAACTGTCGCACTGCAATGCTTCATCAAGGCGAAAACCGTTGTTGCTAATTTGCTCCGATTTTTTATCATAAACCCTGAGTAGTGACTGTGCGTTTTCAGCCCTAGAACCGATATAGAATGACTCAGTAACCAAATCTCTTTCGACAGAAAAAATCTTTCTTTTACTGTGTCTATAATTACAGTCAAGCACCTGTAGACTTTCGTCCTTTAACCTGCTGTATATGCTATGCGGTGATAAATCATAATTTTTGTAGTCAGCAGTTAAATCTATACGGCTCAGTCTGTATCTGTATAACGGACTTTCAATGTTGCTTAAAAATTTTCCGATATTTATATTCTCACCGTAGAAATCAAAATACCGCTTTTGATATACTGCCCAAGAGTGAGCAGAGAAACGAACTAATATTCCCATATGCACAAAAGTTTCGTGTAACGCTATAGTGAAGTAATATGGAGCGTTCTCAATAGTAAATGCTTGTGAATATGCCTGCGGCTTTTTATCACGCATTTCTACAACTTTACCGAGCAACAGTTCTATGTCTGCCTTATAGATAAATTCCTGTATCATTGAATAAGCTGTGTTCTGCCAGTCTGCACAAATATCATCAACTGGATAGAACAAAACTATAGAAACTTCGTCAACACCGACTTTCAATTCTTTATCCATTCATATAATCACTCCTATAATATCGAACACATATTCGATAAAATTATATTATCCCCTTCATTAAAGTGAGGGGATTTGCTTTGCCGTCAGGCGGTTCGCACCTTGACGGTGCTACCGCCCACGGCAAAGCAATTA